CTGTATTTGACCTTACAGGCCATAACTCTTTTGGACAAATGACAAAGGGTTTTGATACTTCAAACGCAAGAACAACTTTTACAACAAGCAATGACAATTCAACTGGCATAATAACCATAAGTCTTACAGCGATACAGACAGCGGCACTTGATGAAGGACGTTATGTATATGATGTTGTAATTGTAAAGACTGCGGATAGTACAGTTACAAGAGTGGCAGAGGGTATCGTAATTGTAAACTCACGTGTGACATCAAATTACTAATATTATCTTTAAAAATTATATAATTAAATTTTATAATACAGGCTTTTATTACACACAAGTCGTTACTATTAATTTATAGTATTATAAATATATCATAGACTAAAAAAAGAGTGAGAGATGGCCAGTCCTAATACAAGAGAAACATTAAAACAATACGCTTTACGTAAGCTGGGTAAACCAGTTGTAGAGATAAACGTTGATGACCAACAGTTAGAAGACCGTTTAGACGAAAGTTTACAATTTTATGCTCAATATCACTATGACGGTATACGTAGGTCATATTTAAAATATAAACTTACATCTGCTGATAAAACAAGATTAAAGGCATCTACACCAGAGACAGAAACGGCAACAGATGTTGTAGATAATTCAATTACAACTACATTTTTTGAAGCAAACAATTTTTTAGTAATACCAGAGACAGTTGTATCTGTAATTAATATATTTCCATTTACCGACAAGGCCAACTTAAATATGTTTGATGTACGTTATCAATTACGTTTAAATGACCTGTACGATTTTGCCTCTACCTCAATTATAAACTATGATATTGTATTAAGACATTTAGACTTTTTAGACCAAATACTTGTGGGTATGAAACCAATACGATTTAATCAACACGATAATCGACTCTACGTTGATATGGATTGGGCAAATGATTTAGAAGTAGATGAATATTTAATTATTGAGTGTTATCGTAAATTAGACCCTACAACATATACAAATGTATTTAATGACCTTTGGTTAAAACGATACACAACGGCACTCTTTAAAAAACAATGGGGTCAAAATCTTTCAAAGTTTGATGGCGTAACAATGATTGGTAACGTAACACTTAACGGTACAAAAATATATCAAGAGGCAGTGGCGGATATAGAGGCGCTAGAAAAAGAGATACGAGATTCTTATGAAATAGCTCCCTCATTTATGATGGGATAAGATATGCCAAGTCCTACAGTTAATCACTATTTTCAATCAGGTAACGGTATAGGTTCTCTTGCAGAACAGAGACTACACGAAGATTTAATTATTGAAAGTTTAAGACAGTTTGGTCATCAAGTCTTTTACCTACCACGTTCAATTGTAAATAAAGATATTATACTTGGCGAAGATGTGGCAAGTAGATTTTCTTCGGCGTTTCCAATTGAGGCATACTTTGAAACAACTGATGGTTTTGCAGGTCAACAAGAATTGGTCTCAAAGTTTGGTTTAGAGATACGTGAAGATACTACATTTATGATTTCAAAAAGAAGATTTGACCTTTTAGTTGATTTAAAAACAACTTTAATAAAAGAGGGTAGACCAAACGAAGGCGATATAATCTATATGCCTTTAATGAATAGTTTTTTTGAAATATTATTTGTAGAAGACCAACAACCATTTTTTCAATTAGGAAATCTACCAGTTTACAAATTAAAAGTTACAAGATTTGAATACAGTTCTGAAGAAATTAAAACAGGCGTCGAAGAAATTGATGCAGCAGAAAGAACATACACGCTTAATCAGACAGACTTTCAAATACAACTGGAGGCTGAAGAGGGTGCTCTCTTACTTGAAAACGATAGTGCCGATGGAAAAGTACAATACTTTTTACTTGAAACTTATAACATACAGACACAATCAAAGTTTGCTGCAAATAAAGATTTAGAAGACGAGGCCGGTCTTGACACGACCACAATTACAGATGACATACTTGACTTTACAGAAAGAAACCCTTTTGGTGAACCGGGAGAGTTTAATTAATGTTTAATCGTTATTTTTATAATTCAGGATTACGTAAACTTACGGTTGCGTTTGGTACAATCTTTAATAATATACAGATACAAAAATATTCTAGCACTGGTGATAGTACACTTCAAAGTGTTCGTGTTCCTTTGGCCTATGGTCCAAAAGAAAAGTTTATGACAAGATTAGACCAACAGGCCAGTTTAGACAGTAGAGAATTTGCAATTGTTTTGCCACGTATTAGTTTTGAAATTACGGGTATAGCGTATGACAATACAAGAAAACTTACAAGAGTACAAAAGTTTAGACACGTGCGTTCAAACTCATCATCAATATTAGACACAAACTTTACACCGGTACCGTATAATATAAATTACTCACTTAACGTTTTTACTGCCACGGCAGAAAACGGTCTACAGATTGTAGAACAGATACTTCCGTTTTTTCAACCAGACTATACTGTTACAATAAATTTAATACCAGAGATGAATATAAAAAGAGACGTACCAATTATTTTAAACAATGTCTCTTATGAAGATAATTACACCGGTGATTACGCAACACGTAGGGCAGTCATCTACACACTTACATTTACCGCAAAAACATATCTTTTTGGACCAACCACAACACAAAAGATTATCAAAACATCTCAGTCAGATTTGTTTACAGATACGGATACGACATCAACAAGAGAGGGAAGAATTACTGTCGTGCCTGACCCTACAAGCGCCGACGCAAATGATGACTTTGGATTTACAACAACTATTGAGTTTTTTAGTAATAGTAGAAATTATAACCCTTCAACCGATACAGATGAATAAATATTAGTATAGTATAAATATAGAAAGACTATGGCCATATCAAAAATTAAAACAGCCTCGATAACAGATGACGCAATTACTTCGGCAAAAATTGCTGCGGATGCGGTCAGTGCCGCAGATGTGGCAGATGGCACACTTACAGGTGTTAAACTTGCCACACCTTTAGATTTATCTTCAACAGTTATTACTGCACCTAAGATTGCAAACGGTGGATTTATTGCAGATGCAAATGGTAACGAACAAATTAAATTTACAACTACAGCATCAGCAGTAAATGAAATTACAGTAATTAATTCTGCTACTGGTTCTGCACCAGAAATACAATCAACTGGTGGTGATACAAATATAGATTTAAAGATTACACCTAAGGGTACTGGAAAGCTTGTATTAGACGGCATATCGTTTCCTAATGCAGATGGTAGTGCTAACCAAGTTCTTCAAACTAATGGTAGTGGAGTATTAAGTTTTGGAACAGTAAGCTCAGGTCCAAATGCAGGTGAGGTTATTCAGGTAGTTTCAACAACTAAGACTGATACATTTTCTATTTCTACATTTTCAGATGTTACAGGTTTAAGTGCATCAATAACACCTGCATCAGCATCAAATAAAATATTAGTTATTGTGGATATACAAGGTAGTGCATCTTCAAGGTATGGTGGTTATAGATTATTAAGAGGTGCAACAAATATAGCAATAGGAAATACCGCAGGTAGCAGAACATCTATAACAATGGGTACAATGGCAAATAATGACATAACTTATCACGATTTCACATTTACTGCAAATGCAAGTATGAATTTTTTAGATAGTCCAAACACAACATCATCAACTACATATAAAATTCAAGTTGGAAACTTAGATGGTACATCTACTTTTAATATTAATAGAAAACAACAAGATAGTGACGGTGTAACCTCACAAAGGTCGGTATCAACAATAACACTTATGGAAATAAAAGGTTAATACAATGGATATAATAAAAGCAATATTAAAAATAAATCCTAAAGCACAAGTTTCAGTTAATGCTGAGGATTATAACCAAATAACTTGGTTAAATGGAACAACACCAATTAGTGTTGAGGATATAAAAGCTAAACAAGCTGAATTACAAGCTGAGTACGAAGCTAAACAATACCAAAGAGATAGAGCAGAAAAATATCCGCCTATTACAGAACAGCTAGATATGATGTACTGGGATAAGGTAAATGGTACTGATAATTTCTTAAAAGCTATTCAAGCTGTTAAAGATAAGTTTCCAAAATCTATTCTTTAGGATATTTAATATAGTATAAATATTAGAATTATATGCCACTTACAAAAGTAAATACATCAGGTATCGCAGACGACGCAATTACATCGGCAAAGATTGCTACAGGTGTAGTAAGTGCGTCAGATGTGGCCGATGGTACACTAACAGGTGATAAATTAGCAGATAACACACTTTCATTAGCAAAACTATCAGCCACTGGTACAAAAAACTCTACTACATTTTTAAGAGGAGATAATACCTTTGCAACTGTAACTGCCGACGGCACAGTTGACTGGGACACAACAGTTAAGACATCAGGATTTACTGCAACTGCTAATAAAGGATTTTTCTGTAATACAACTTCTGCTGCATTTACAGTTACACTACCAGCTTCGCCAAGTGCTGGAGATGAAATTGTAATTTTAGATTACGCAGGAACTTTTGATACTAACGCACTTACAATTAATCCAAATGGAAATAAAATAGAAGGTGCAACAGGTAATCAACAATTAACTGGTGATAGAGAGGGTGCAAGATTAGTTTATATAGATACAACACAAGGTTGGTTGGCTTATTCAGGAATTAATGAAGGAACAGATGCTTTATCTCCAGTCCCTTATACAGTAGATTTTTTAGTAATAGCTGGAGGAGGTGGAGGAGGTGGACACATCCAAAGTGGTGGTGGAGGTGCAGGAGGATATAGAAATTCATACTCAAATGAACCCTCAGGTGGTGGTGGAAGTTCAGAAACTAGTTTAACATTTAGTTCAGGAATAGTTTATACAATTACAGTTGGTGCTGGTGGTGCTGGTGGTTCTGGTCAAGCAAAAGGAACTACTGGTTCAAATTCATCTATATCAGGAACAGGAATTACAACTATAACTTCTTCTGGTGGTGGGGGTGCTGGAACTTTTAATCCAGCTAATACATTACAAGATGGTTTAAGTGGTGGTTCAGGTGGTGGTGCAGGTAGAATTAATGGAAGTGGTACTGGTGGTTCAGGAACTGCTAATCAAGGTTATAATGGTGGTTCAACAACAACTCCTTATTCAAGTCCATTCACTGGTGGAGGAGGAGGAGGTGCTAGTGCTGTTGGAACATCTGCTAGTGGTGCAACAGTAGGAAATGGTGGTAATGGTTTAGATTCTTCAATAACTGGTTCATCTGTAACAAGAGGTGGTGGTGGGGGGGGAGGTGCAACAAATGGAACACCATATACTGCTGGAAGTGGTGGAACTGGAGGTGGTGGAAATGGAAATGAAAATGCAAATGGAAGTAATGGAACAGTTAATACTGGGGGAGGTGGTGGAGGAAGTTCAGCATCATCAGGAAATGGTGGTTCAGGAGGGAAAGGAGTTGTAATACTTCGTATGCCTACTGCAAGTTATTCAGGAACAACAACTGGTTCTCCAACAGTTACAACATCTGGTTCTGATACTATACTTGTATTTAACGACTCAGGAAGTATAACTGGATAATTTATGGCACATTTTGCAAAATTAGGAATAGGAAATATAGTTGAACAAATAATCTCTATTAACAATTCTGTAATTACAGATAGTAATGGAGTTGAAAAAGAACAACTTGGTAACGATTTTATTAATAAACTTTACAACACAAGAGATGTTTGGAAACAAACTTCTTATAATAACAATTTTAGAAAAAATTATGCAGGAATAGGTTACTCTTACGATCAAACAAGAGATGCTTTTATACCACCTAAACCTTTTAATTCTTGGATATTAGATGAGAATACTTGTTGTTGGAAAGCACCTATACCTTATCCAAATGATGAGAATAGGTATAAGTGGAACGAACAAAATCAATCTTGGGATTTAGTGGTAGTATAAATATAATTATAGATAATTAAGTTTTATTATGGAAGCAACAATCAACGGAATATTCCCAACACCAGTTTATATTTCTAAATTAAATAGAGAA